CACATTGAGTGGTAGGACTTATTCTATTAGTAATAGTAATCTATCTTCAAAAACTATGATATCATTGGGTGGCCCATATGGGCAAAGCACTACAGCAAGATTTCAAGACAGTGTGAAAGACTTGATTGGTTTAGATAGTGTAAGTATAAGAAAAGCACAGAAAAAATTATTTAAAAGAAAGAAAAAGAAATGAATAAAAAACCTGTAAAAAAACTATTAGGTGGATTACTTACAGCTGGTATCAAATATGCTACTAAAAAATATATGAAAGAAAGTGGTAGATCTATTTCTAAACTAACAAAATTACAACCTAAACTTTCTAAAAATAAAAGAGCTGGTGCTAAACTAGATATGGCTACTGCTATTCAAACACAAGGCCAAAAGGGTATAATTAATCCTAAAGGTTTGACTATGAATGACATAAATAAATTACAAACTTATAAAAACAAACTACCAAGGACATATTAATGAAATCAGGTAAATATTTAGCAGGCGGGTTAATTAGAGGCACTGGTGGTAAAGCTGTAAAATCTTTTATGAAATCAGATATTTATAAAAAACTTAAGGGCGACATGATGAGTAAAATTAATAAAATGTATAGCTCAGGCCCAGGAAATACTCCAAGTAATAAAACTTTTTTAAAAGGTTTAAAGAAGTTAGATGTTAAAAACCAAAAAGCACAAATGATTGGTAAGGCCTTAAGTCATGTTGGAGACAGCACTAGAAAATTACCTAGAAATATTCAAGCATCATTAAAAAGAGGTGCTAGAAACATTAAGAAGTACCAAACTAAAATAGAAGATACAGCTGGTGCTTATTTGAAAAAAAGATTTAGCAAAGCAAGGGATAACTAATGGCTCTTAAAGCAAAAGCATTAAGAACAATAGACGATCTGACTCCAAAGCAAAGGAAGTTTGTAGACATACTTGTAGCTAATTGGGGCGAGATTACAAAAGCCGAAGCTTGTAAAAGAGCTGGATATGAAGCAAAGAATGATAAGAACTTTTCTGACATAGGTAGTAGATTAACTTTAAGACGACACAATCCACACGTAGTTAAATATTTGGATCAACAGCTTGAAAAAGCTAGAGCTAAATATGAGAAGGATAGACTACGTAGATACAAAAGATTAGAAAAATATGCTGACAATGCATTTGCAGATAAGCAATATGCATCAGCTATTAATGCAGAGTTTAGATCAGGCCAACTAGCTGGTTTATATGTAGATAAGAAAGAAGTAAAAGTATCAGGATTGGAGGGTATGTCACGTGCAGAGCTTGAAAAGAAACTCACAGAGCTTTCAAACAAGATCGATGGATTTAACGCCAAAACGATCGAAGTTAAGCCAGAGACAAAAGAACTACCTGAAAAGTAATAATTGGACATCTTTCATTACAGTATTCAATGAGGTGCACAACACAGATATCAATATTAATTTAGGTAAAATCAATGTTAAGACGGAAGAAAAGTAAATATAAACAAGCTGTCGTTGGTGATAAGAAATATTATTACTACAGAATATATTGGCTTGACCCTTGCGGAGATGCTGGGCATGCAGAAGCCAGTGAAGTTAAAAAACTTAAGCCTGCAAAGATGATAACTTATGCATTTATCTTTGATAAAAACAATAAATATGTTTGGACATTTGCGTCTTATGATGAAGAATCGGCTGTGTTCTCCGACAGGAATGTACTACTTAGATCTAGCGTAACAAAGATGGAAAGAGTGTTAAACCGATCTGAATAATTTATGAAAAAGCGTGAGTCTAAGCTCTGGCAAAGAATTAAAAAACACATCACAAAACCTCATTTTATTCGTGTAGAATCTAATACTATCAATGGTATTCCTGATATTAACGGATGTTGGAGTGGTAAAGAGTTTTGGGTGGAACTTAAATCGGACAGAGTTGGATATCCGAAGCTATCTAAATGGCAAATTAGTTGGATAAACAAACGAATCAAACACGGTGGTATAGTTATTATCTGCAATGAGACCCTCTTGGAGAAGAGTTTGAAACTGTACAGACCGTTGTCCGTTATCCGTGACCCTCGTTTACTGAAACCTCGTGGCTCGTTCTCGTTTCCCGTACAATGGCCACTGGTCCAGGATGCCATCTGGCAGCTCATGCAGCTGGATCCTGAAGCTCGTTCTCGTTCTTGTGACGAAGAACAACGGATACAGGAAGAACTAATACAGGGCTCAGGCAGCGTAACGTCAGAGGACTTTAAAGAACTCTGATTCTCGTGTATCCTCGTTCTCGGGGGCCAACTTTTATATCATTGTTTTCCGTTGAGCCCCCTTCAGGATCTCCTGGCAGCGTACTCTCGTTCAGGAATCCTCGTTCTCGTTCAACGGATCGGTAATGAATACCCCCCTGCAGCACAAGCATCTGGATCTGGTCAGAGCTGGTAGCTCGTTCTCGTTTGAGGAAAGGAGTATGGTAATGAAGTAATACCATTAGCAGCCATCAGGAGCTGGCAGCCAGAGCTTTCGGTACGAATGTGTACCTGAACTTTTTGCTTGACTTATATCCCATCTGGTCTTATATACATTCAGGGCCGCATGTTAGGAGGTAGGTGCAAACCGTAAACTTCAGTGCGGTCCGTGGTCAAGTCAGTGGACGAGACATACAATAGTATTAAATGCACAGGTATGGTCTGGGCATCACCCTCTGAACTTGGCCTATTAACAACGAACTAAAGGATAAACAATGAAGACACATGTGATAAAGGACGACGGCACGGTAACCGTGATAGAAGGAAGAATAAAAGAACTGAAAGAAATGCAAGCGCTCGTTAAGGGACCGATAGAGATTGTAAACGCAGCCATGCCTGCAGCATCGCCTGCGCTGCCTGGTGGGGAGAAGCTCAAGGAAATGATATGCAATGAAGAAGGATTATTTAACAGCTCGTTCAAGACTAACGAGAAAGCACGCCAGTTAATAGCTGAAGGATTACACACGCAGCTGGAAAACATACAGGACATTCGCGGTGATGTTTTCGTCACTGACGGATGGAGGATCGCGTGATTGCGTTCCTCGTGCTCCTCGTAGTAATGTGGCCTAATCTCATGCTGCCCCTGCTGGGGATACTGGCACTGGCAGCCACAGGAGTTCTGTGAAGCTCTCGCTCGTTCTCGTGAGGAAAAGACTTGTTTAGAATCATTCTAAAGTACACAGGAGCTGGCACCAGATGCTTTTGCTGGTAAAAGTTCTAGGGTTTTTTTATTTGACTTATCGGTGGGATATGATAAGACATTAGGATTAACAACGAACAAAGGAAAGACAATGGGACTAGACCAATATGCACATATAAGAGATAAGCAAAGTGGACAGATGAAACAACCTGACTTTGACAAAGTCTATTCAGATAAGTACGAGCCAACTGTTCACGGTTTCGTTTGGAGAAAGCACTCTCGACTTCAGCAGTTTATGCAAAACATTTGGGACGAGCAAAACCCTGACAGTGCAGAAGCTATGAATGGAGATGATGAGTTGATATTAGATAAAGACATCATAACCAACTTACGCAAAGAGATAGACGGCAACTACCATAACTCGTTTTGTAGTGGTGGTTTCTTTTGGGGACATCAGTTTCAAGAAGAGGCAGTCAAAGAGTATTCCAAGCAAGACATTCAGTTCTGCGATTGGGCTTTGGCACAAATGGAAAAAGGCGAAGAGGTTGTCTATCAATGCTCGTGGTAGATTTCTTGATTTTATTTATACTGACCCACATACCTTTCACGATACTTCTCGTGTTAGGTATTGTCGGTTGGATAATGTCGTTATTTAAAAAGGATAGGGGGTAGCTGATGGGATTTCTAATTTGGTTTTCACCAGCAATAATTATCTACATACTATTATTAATGGAAATAGTAAGTTTGGGTAATGTTTTTAATTTGTTCTAGCTTTGTCTGTGGAAAACCCATTATGAACAGGCAGACCCATAATGGACACATATATAGCTTGTTATTAATATAAGATGTAATAAGATACTTTTATTAATAACTAACAAAAGGAAAACAATGAGCAACGCAGTAAAAAAGCTAAAGCAAGACGAAAAAAAAGTAGTCTTAGCTTATGCTATGTTTAAACTCAAAGCTAATCGTTTAGCAAAAGAGTTAGATACAATGAAACAAAATCTTATTGATGTATTCGATAGGACTAATCAAAACTTAATCATAGTACAAGATGAGCAAGGTGAAAGTTTTGGAGTGCAGAAAATCAAACGTAAAAGAAAAAAGTTTGAAACGGCTAACTTCAAGATTAAGCACAATGACTTGTTTAATCAGTTCTGTACTGAGATTGAGTACAACGAGTTTAAAGCAATAGGGGATAACAATGACAAGTAGTCTTATTAATATCTCTAAAGTATTAGCCGAGCAATCGGCTAATACTCAACTTACTGAGAACGCAAAGCTAACACCTGACGCAGTTAGTAAGTTAAATTATGAAGTGATGTACAAAATGCTAGAGGGCGAAGTAGAGAAGTTAATCATAGAGAACGTAGGCAACCCATTGATTGACGAGTTCAAACAAAAGATTGTGCAGAAGTTCACATACTTAATACACAAGCTACAAAGCTAACAGCTATTGCGTAGCCCTTACGGGCTACGCACCCACACCCCACACCCATAGAGGTACCACAAAACCCAACAAAATAGATTTAGATTAACCTGCGATTTTACTACGTTAGAAAAAACGGGTACCTGACCAAGTCAGGGTTTATAGCAAGTCGAATAGAAGTAGTGTAGCTGGAAACGTTATGATATAAAAAGGGGACCCAAAATGTTAAAATATATAAAAAAATGATTTTAGATCAATTAACAGATGATGAATTAAAAACCTTAATACTAAAGAAGCAGATCGAATTTATAAAATTATGTCAAGATAACTTCTTATTGTTTGTTAAGGCTATGTGGCCTGATTTCATATATAGGCAAACAGAGGACCCACAAAAGTGGGGGCACCATCAAATCATAGCAAATGAATTTCAAAACATAGCTTCAAAAGAATCTAAACGACTTATAGTGAATATGCCACCAAGGCATACCAAATCAGAGTTCGCATCATATTTGTTTCCTGCTTGGATGATCGGTAAGAATCCTAAAATGAAACTTATGCAAGTATCACACAATGCTGAACTTGCTTCGCGGTTCGGTAGCAAAGTTAGAAACTTAATGGAAACCGAAGACTACAAAAGTATCTTCGGAGATGTTAGTCTAAGAGAAGATAGTAAGGCAAAAGGACGTTGGGAGACCAATCATGGTGGGGAATACTTTGCAGCGGGTGTTGGCGGTTCTATCACAGGACGAGGGGCGGACTTACTTATTATCGATGACCCACATACGGAACAAGACTCAATGTCTGATTCTGCTATGGAACGTACTTACGAGTGGTATTCATCAGGACCACGACAACGTCTTCAACCTGGTGGATCAATTGTAGTTGTAATGACAAGATGGGCAACGGATGATCTAACAGGAAGGCTCATTAAATCACAATCAGAACCTAAATCAGATACTTGGAAGGTTATAAACTTTCCAGCAATACTGGACAGCGGAAAACCTGTATGGCCTGAATACTGGCCACTTGAAGAATTAGAAAAAGTTAAAGCATCGGTGACAACGAAGAACTGGAATGCACAGTATATGCAGGACCCAACTTCTGAAGAAGGTGCGATTATCAAAAGAGATTGGTGGCAACCTTGGAACGAAGAACGGATACCGACACTTAAACATGTAATGCAAAGTTATGATACTGCATATTCTAAAAAAGAAACTGCAGATTACTCAGCCATTACAACTTGGGGAATCTTTCAACCTGCAGAAGGTTATGAAGATTGTTTAATTTTATTAGATGCAATTAAAGGAAGGTTCGACTTTCCAGATTTAAAAAATTTAGCTTTAGAGCAATATCAATACTGGCAACCTGAAACAACTATAGTTGAAGCTAAGGCTACAGGACAACCTTTAATACATGAATTAAGACGTGCAGGTATTCCTGTAATAGATTATGTACCTGCTAAAGGCAGAGATAAGTTTACTAGAATTAATTCTGTAGCACCTGTATTTGAGTCTGGTATGGTATTTGCCCCTACAGAAGAGAAATTTGCCCAAGATGTTATTGAAGAAGTAGCTGCTTTTCCTCATGGACAATACGATGACTATGTTGACTCAATGACCCAAGCAGTGATAAGATTCAGGGAAGGTGGATTTATAACAACTTACAATGATGTTGTAGACGAACCTAATTTTAAGATAGAAAAAGATTATAAATATTATGGCTAATTTTAATTACGATGAAAAACATCCAAAAGTTCAAAGCTTGAAAAAGTTTATTAATAAGAACAGGAAAGAAAAAAATCTTTTTAAAAAAGAACCAATGACAGATAAAGAGGCTAAAAAATTAGCTGACAAAATAGAATCAAGAACTTCAAAAAGAGTTACAGCTTCAGATGGTTCCTTCTCTAAAGGTGGTATGTGCAGAGGTATGGGCGCAGCTATCAGAGGTGGAAAGTTTGAGGGAGTTAAGTAATGGATAGAGAACAAGCTAGAGAAGATGCTTTAAAAAGAGCTATTAGAAGAAGAAAAGGTAGATCCATGCAGGAGCCAAAATCAGGAATGATTCCAAGAATGTCCATGGAGGATAAATTAAAAATGGAACAAAGAAGAAGACTGATGATGAAAAGAAGAGAACCAGTTAGAGGTATGTTAATTGGTGGCCAGGCTAAGTTAGACAAAAACAAAAACGGCAGAATTGATGCCCAAGATTTTAAAATTTTAAAAGCTGAAAAAGCTAAAGGCAGAGGACAAGGTTTACAAGACGAGAAAATGAAACCAGGCAAAGTTATGAAAGCTGATAAGGGTGGCATGGGCGAAGCCAAAGATTATAAAAAATATTTACAAGGATTAAAGAAAGCTGAAGGATCAGTATTTAGAGCTAAATATAAAGCAAAACAATTGGCTACAGCAGGTGGTAAAGCAGCATTGAGAGCAGCCAAAGCTTCTAGGGTAGGTAAGATCGCAGCTGGTGTTGCAGGTGCAGCATTACTTGGTAAAGCAGCATTAGAAAAAATGTACGAGAAAAGAACTGGTAAAAAACCATTTACAAAAAGAGAACCGAAAAGAACTTTAGTTGATAAAAAAATGGGTGGTGGCATGATGCAAAGACCTATCATGGCAAGTAAAGGTAAGTCTGTAAAAGTTAAATGTAAACTTGGTAGAAATAAACCTACTAAAATGTACTAGGAGGGTCAATGGCCCTTAAGGAACTTTTCAAACGGGGAATATCTTCACTTCTCAAAAAGAAAAAAACTGATCCTGTATCAGGTGATACTCAAAAATTAATCACATACACAAAAGAATCTAAACAACTTCCAGCTAAAACATTAG